GTAATTCATCTAATGAAGGCGATTTTATATTTGATCCATTTGCCGGAAGTGGCACAATTATATTAGCGGGAGCGAAGCTCGGGCGGATTGCTCATGGGTGTGAAATAGACCAGGATGCAATAAACATCTGCATTGAAAGGGGGTGTATTAGTGAGTAATGATAATTTTGAACGAGACCCACGCAGGAAACAGGAATTAAGGGGGCGTAAGTATGCTGATGAAATATATGTCATAAATTGGGGTGATATTCTTATTAAGAGATATGAGCAGAAGGATAATCTTATTCTTGACCAAAAGTTTGCGATTGATGTTACGATAACATTACCTAATGGAATGATATTAAACGGGCAGGAAAAGTTTTTGAGCTTTAAATATGCATAAAATTAGAAAATAACCATTTAGATTATGGAATTTATATGAATACTAATCACTATTTACTATTATTCTCTTTATATATATTGACTAAATGCAAATAGTTGGGTATACTATTTTCATCAACAAAAAACGGAGGTTCAATCAAATGCCAAGACAACGCAGAGGATGGGCAA